CTTTTTTTGTTATACAGCAGTTTAAAGCACATAATCCTACCGCCCCTAAAGTTACATTACCTACAGGATCCGGCTCAGTTACGATTACTTTTATTACTCCGTTCAGTTGTTCTGTAGTAAATCCTGGGATATTGTCCCAAGTTACTGTGAGTTCTCCGGGAGGAAAGCCATTGACTCCTCCTAACTCTTCTAAATCTATATCTGTTGCTCCAGGATTCGTCATTGAACCAGCAGGGTCTATCATTGGATATTGTACTTCGTTAATCCAAACTTCTACGGGTGCATCTGTTGATCCTCCTATTATAGTTAAAGTTTTACAATCTGCGGATAATTCTATTTCTAATGCCATAATTTGTTAGTGTTTTTAAAGTTAAAAAAAGTAGGGGGCTTTTTACACCCCCTTCTTTTAAGGTTTTTTAGAATTGTATCACCTCTGCTGTACCAGCAGCTGTAATTCCAAATACTGTAGCCCAGTTAGCCATATTTGCGTTCGTACTATCAAAGTATAGTGATAATTCTGTAAACTCGTTTTGTCTAGCAATAGCTTTATCGCTATCGTTAGGAACGTATAAAGTTACACAATCATACCCTTCTGCACCAGGAATAACTGGAGCAATAGCAGTACTAGTAAATGTAGCTGGAGTATTTAAGAAAGAGCCTGCTCTTCCGTGGTACCCGTGCATAGCTTGAGTTTCTTTCTCTGCAGAAAGAACTTGGTGGTAGTTACCTGATCCCTCTACTCTTGCTGTAGGCGCCATTGTATTAGTAGTAGCACCAGCAAAATTAAGGAAATCAAATTCGTGACCAAACTCAGCAGCAGTAATTGTACATACGGCAACAGCAGATGTAGCTGTAAAGCCATATTTTTTACCTAAAACATTTGCAGCAGCAGCCATCGCAGTAGCAACAGTAGTTGTAGTATCACCAGCAACTTCTACATACTCAATTGTACAAATCTTATCAGTAAAAGAATAATCTTCAGCGTTTCCTGATCCTTGGTATTTATCATACCCAATATCAGTTGCACGTCTAACTATCTTTGCTGAGTGAATTGTACCAGCACCACCAACTCCAGCGATTGTTAAAGCAAAAGCTTGTTTCACAGCAGCAGTATAAGGTGTATAAACGCATTTCACACCTTTCATGTCAAAAATCTGACTGAATAATGGATATGAAGCTGCACCTTTACCTTGTACTAATTGAACTGTGTCACCACTTACTAATGCAGCAGCAGCTTGCCACGCATTTGCGTTTAGATCCCAAATACCTGATACTCCTGAAGCTGCAGCAGTAATTGCTCCGGCTGTATTAATATCAGCATTTGATATAAATGTTAATCTTGACATAATTTCTATTTTTTATCAATTAATATTATTCAGATTTTAGTACTTCTACAGACTGTGTCTGGTACCGAGGATCCGAGATTGCCTCTAGCAAACTATTGATAGTCATATCAACAATTTCTTGATGTGTATACAGGGGTAGATCACAATCTGTCCCTGCTTGAAAATTTACTACAGCAGGATACCTTAGATATGTAATCTTCGCACCGGTAACTACAAATGTATTATCAGTGTATATATCTAAGTTATTACCTATTATAGTATATAAAGGTTTTTGTAAAGTTGTTTGATTAAAAGGATCTTTAAGTAGTTCATATATATCATCATGCTGTGCAAACTTACACATTGAAACTTCTGTTGTTCTATTAGCTACGGGTGTTAAATTCCCATCCATATCGTATATATACGTACCATCTGGGTTTTGTTCATATGCCGTAAATAATCTAGTAGAAGTTGGAGCATGTATACATACCCAATCAAATCCTCCATCTATACAATTATCATATTGTATTTGGATAGTACCTCCTGGCACTGGGTCAGAACAAGCGCATGAATCAACTTCATACTCAAAATCCCAAGGACCAGGTTCACATCCTGCATGTTCGATTAAAGCTCTTATATTAAGTAAATGTAAATAATCTTGATTTCCAAGAGTACTTCCAGGAGTTGGCAGAGTAAAAGAATCAATAAAATGAATTGGACCAATTTGACCCTTATACGCAGTTCCTGCAGAATACTCTACAACTAATGTACGTAAATCATCTATTCTTTTTTGAGACTCTTCAAATCCCTGTTTTTTTAAATTACTTAATTTGCTGTATCGTTGCGCTACAAATCTTTCTATATTTTTATTTATCTCAAGATCAATTTCTTGAGGTAAAAAATTATCGACCTGAAAGCTATCAATTTTCTGTAGCCCTTGATCTATAGCGGTATGCATTTGGTTAATATTCATTACACAATAGCCTCTTTAAGTTTAACCCTTAATATAGTTAAAGTACCAGAGTTCTTTTTATTTTTCAGATACACAACTGTATCTTCCATAGTCTCTCCAATTACTTCATCTAAATATACAACTTGATTACCAATTCTACGTAATACACCCGCAGATACCATTTCTTCTATTTCGGCTTTAACTTCAAGATTTTTATCTGTTGCAACTTTAAAGAATTGTTTAGGATCTTTATTCTTTAAATCATACAAAGAATTTTCTTTTTGAAGTAAAGTCATTTTATCTGGGTTTCTGTCTGTAGATAGAATTCTTAAAAGTCTTGTCATCTTTTTATCATCTGAAGCAACTTTAATAAATTCTTTATCTGCATCTTTTCTAACTTGTATCTCATTATTTTTCTTAATAAGATCTCTTGTTGTATCATGAATATAAAATCTATGTGTAGAGTTCATATTCTCTTTATTTAAGGCAACGTGAGGGTGCTTTAAAGCAAATTTATACTTTAAATAATCCTCTGTGTTGAATGGTTTATCATCTTCATCTGTACTTACATCAAGAGTTATCCCCTCAAATGGTATAGATAATGATAATTCAGACCAAAACTTTTTAGCATGTCTAACGAAATCATTATGATCTGGCCCTACATCTAGGATTCCATCTAATAAATCTTTCTCTTCTTGGCCTTCAACACCTCTTAAAGGTTGACGACCAACATAAATACTGCCTAATTTTGTTTTGGCACTAACACGAACTTCTTTAGGTAAATGTCCCATAAGTTCTTTTCTTCTTAATACTACTGTTTTTTTCATAATATAGTTCTTTTAAAGTTTAAATTAGTGGGTGTAAAGAATAACTCCCCGATTTTATAAATAGGTATAAGGGGGGCTAACACACCCCCCTCTTACCAAGGAAACTAAATAATAACCTACGATGCAACACATTGTAGATCCAACGAAGTGTCAAATCTCTTCAACACTATACCTGCAGTTTTTAACATGTGAACTGACGCGCCGTCAATATCAGATGCTCTAGTATCAGAACCAGAGAATCCTCTAGGCACAACAGATCCAGCTACAGCCCATCTCATCATCTCACGACCTTTCTTATTAATCATCTGTACGTTAGCTTGGCCATCGTAATTAGATTGATCAACAAAAATCATTCTGTAAGACTCCATAGAATAACCTGTAACAGGGTGCTTAGATCTAGCTTGAGCAACTGGTCCATGATCGAACATAGGAACTTTAACAACATTTACAGTATGACCATCTACATGCTCATAAGTAGTGAAGTATCCAGTTAATCCTAATGATCTACCTGATCCAGTGATAAATCTAGTCTCACCACCTCTTTGCCAAGCACCAGCACCACCGGCAGCAAAGAAGTTTTTAAGAGCTGTATCAAATTCTCTTGCACCACCAATACCTGTATAAAGCGTAATTTGCTTTGAAGTAGCATCAGTCATACCATAGAATAAGTCACCTATCACATTTAATAATTTTGCTTCAGTCATAGTAGAATATGTATCTTTGTTAATGATTTGCTGAAGTAAACCAGGTCCAGTAATTACTGGCTGACCATTTTCATCTTTCATTGCAGTTACACCATTAGAATCGTAAGTTTTCTCACCATACCAATAAAGTAATTCACACTCTTCTTTAAACCTAAGCATATGTTGGTACTCTTCATAATCCATCCAAAGTTTAGTAGTTTTTCCTCCTTTCGTTGGAAGAGAGAATTCAGCTACATAATCTTTAGCGTTACCAGCAAAGTGGTAAGATTTTCTGATTGTACCTATTTTGTTTCTTACTAAACCAGGAGTTGACCAGTTAGAAGCGTTACCTCTAGAGAAGTCTAATCCTACATTAGCATAAAGCTGTGCCCACATTGCACCCGCAGCAATATCCGGTGATGGGATAGTTGCAGCTCCATCTGGCTCAATTAACTGTAACTTGTAGTCCCAGTTTGATCCATTTTGTACTGGCTCAGCCATAATTCTTGCTTGTACTCCTGACTCTGAAATAAGAGTGTATGGAAATACAAACCACTTGTCAGGGAATGTAATAGTAAAGACTGCTCCACCTGCACCTGTTCCGCTTGATGCTACAACTGGTCTAATATTAACTTCGTGAGTTTTTACTCGGTACTCATATTCATATCTGTCGATAGATTTAGTATTACCAACACCTTCAGTTAACATTGTTAGTGGAAATCTTCTGTCTTCTTTCCCTGCAAGATGTGTAATAATTGGAGAAAGCTCTGCTGGCTTTTCCATTAACGCATTTGCCAAACTGTTCGAGTCTGTCATTTGCGCATCGTTATAAAACGTTTTTAATACTTGCATTTTAATTCAATTTTAAATGAGGTCCCTATCTCCTCGTTCCGGGCAAACTCACTAAGACATTAATGACTTAAAATCTAGATCATTCAAATCTAAGTTTGTTTTTACTTTTGTTTTCTTTTTTGCACTCTTCAAAGTAGTTTTACTAGCTCTTTGGATTCTATCCTTTAAACTTCTAGTATTCTCACTCTTTGCTTTCGTTGCTATTATATCTTTTAAATTTAATCCTTTAAACATTAAGTAGTCCATAAGAAGTCTTTGTTCTTGTGAAGCTCCTTCTCTGTCAACCATACTTTGAGTATGACCACTTCTGTTTACAGGCGTTGAGATATATTTAAAAAACTTATTTTTTTCTCTATTTGGAATTGTTATCCCCGCCAATTCATTTGTTTCTTGAATTGTTTTGTGAATACCTGTCCAAAATTTCTGTTCTTCCTCACGCGCTCTAGCATTGTTTTCTTTTTGCTGTTGAAGCATATATTCTCTTTGCTTCCCTTGAGCTGTTGCTAGTGCGCCTTTAGCTAATTCTGCTTTTGCAAATAATTTTCCTGAATCTTCATAGTCTTCAATTAATTCTTTGACCATGGCATCATCATGTCCTTTAGCTCTAAAATAATTAGCTAGAACTACTTTTTGCATCGGAGTATCTTTTTCAGAAAGTTGTACTTTACTGTAATCAGATTGTGGATCATTAGCTTTCATAAAATCTTGACTGTCTCCTCCATTCATAACATATTCTAAATGTCTTTGAACTAATGGGAAATTATCCATTATATTATCAAGCTGCTCCTCTGCCAATTTATTTGCTACATCTAAAGTTAAAGTTTTTAATCCTTCAGGCGTATCTTCATACTCATACTCTCCTTCAAATCCTAAAGACTCTAAAACCTCTCCTACTACAGATTTACCTTTTGTATCTTCAACTTCGGTATCAGCATTTTCTTTTTCAATTGCTTCTAGCCCGTCTTCAATTTCTTCTTTGTCAACATCATCTTTATCTGTTGGCTCAATAATATCTGTATCTTCAGTTACTATCTTAGACGCATCATCATCTAATTCATCTGTTGCAGCTGTCTTATCTAATTCAACTGCTTCAGGTTCTACTTCTTTAATTGTATCGTCCTTATCATCTAACAGTTCTAATGTATCTACG